ACGCACACACGAACGAACGCGGGGAACGGGCGCGAGCGCTCAGCCGATGCGGCCGGGCGTCGTCGGCGTCGGCGTCTACGATCGGTCGAAGGTAGACGCGCGGCCGCGCGCGACGCCGGACCGCGGCCGCGGGCGCCGATCGTATTCACCGGACCACGGGGGGGGAGGGGTCGTACAAACCCCCCTCCCAACGAACTGACCCTCTGGAACTTTCCGGGGCATGGTTGTTTGACCCCCGTGTGTGCAGATTGATCGCAACAAAACTTGCGTTAGACGCTCGTTGCAGACAGCGAAATCGCAAATGTTGTTGCGATTGTGGGTCTGTTGTCTAGGATGCGTTCTGATGACGCAGGTGGGCGATCTTTCGTTGGACGAGTTCTGGTTCGGCTGTCGCGAGGCGCCGCATTGGTTTGTGCCGTATGTGCTTGGGTTCGAGAATTCGGGCCTGCACGACGAGCTGCAATGGCATCTGACGGACAACGACGATGCGTACTGCGAGCTGCCTCGCGGTCATGGGAAGACGAATCAGATGGTTGGTCGGGTGTGCTGGGAGATCGGTCGCGATCCGCACATCCGGGTGAAGATCGTCGGGTCGTCGGATGACGAGGCGACGAAGACTGTGACGATGATCCGGAAGATCGTGCAGTCTGAGGAGTTTCGGAACGTGTTTCCTGGGGTGGAGCCTGACAAGGATTCGTCTTGGGGGAACACGGCGTTCACGGTGAAGCGCAGTAAGTTCATGCGCGACCCGACGGTGGAGGCTGTGAGCGTGTTTGGTCGTGCGGGCGGTCGTTCGGACCTGCTGATTCCCGACGACATCTGCGATCTCCGGAACTCGGTGCAGCAGCCTTCCATGCGCGAGCAGGTGAAGGAGGCGTGGACGACGATCTGGTTGCCGACGCTGGACAGGTCTGGCGAGAGGCCGAGGATCTGGAAGTTTGGCACGCCGTACCATGTGGCGGACATCACGGCCGACTGGCGGGCGTATCACGACGATCATGGCGGGGTGTTTCGCCGGCCGGTGCGTGGGTATGAGAGTCCTTGGCCGGAGGTCTACACGTCGGAGATGATGCAGAAGCTCCGGGCGCAGTATGGGCCGATCGCGTATGCGCGGGCCTACGAGCTGTCGCCTGTTTCGAGCGACCAGTTGGTCTTCGACCATTGGTGGCTAGATCGGGCCTTCTACGAGAACGCGATTCCGGATTTCGTGCGTGCGACGGGGGAAGTCATTGCCGCCACGGACTTTGCGTTCAGCGAGAAGACGGTTCGCAAGGGCGACCCGGACTACTCGGTTCTTGTCGTCGGCGTTCGTTCCCTCGACGGCATGTGCTATCTCGACAAGGTGATCCGTGCCCGCGTTCCGTTCCCGGAGTGGATGCGGATCTGCGCTCGCGAGTGTCGTCAGATGGGCGTGTCGATGCTGATGGCGGAAGGCAACGGTCCGCAGGCCGGCCTGGTGCAGCAGCTTGCGATGGCCTGCGAGACGACGAGCGTGATCCCGGTGATCCGGACGAAGGACAAGCTTTCGCGCGCGAGCGAGAAGCAGTCTTTCGTCGAGAGCGGCCGGCTGCGGCTGCGCGGCGAGAAGGGCCGCGTGAGCAGGGAGCATGCGGTGCTCTACGAGGAGATGACTACGTTCCCGGCCGGCGACCATGACGATACGGTCGACGCCGTGGTGGACCTGATGGAGGCTTGCATCAGATCCGGTTATGGCATGAGCGACAGGCCGAGGCTGACCGAGAGCGGCAAGGGCAGGTACTGGAGGCTTTATGGATGAGCTGATGAACGCCGGCGAGGCCGACGTGCAGATTCCGCGCGAGATGGCCGCTCCGATCGCGCTTCCGATCGAGATGCAGCGCACTTTCTTCGCGAGCGTCGCGAAGATGCTGCGCAATCCGTCCCTTGCGTACCGCAAGGACCGGACGCTGATGAAGCAGATGAGGAACGACCCCGACTGCATGGGGCCGCTCAACCAGCTTCAGGTCTCGATCGCCGGTCTTGAATGGCAGGTGAAGCCGTTCGACTCGCGCGACCCGATGCAGGAGGAGATCGCCGAGCGCACGCAGGAGATCTTCGCGCGCACGCCGCGTCTCGCGGACCTGATCCGGCATCTCCTCGACGCCGTGTGGTACGGGTCGAGCGCCGCGAACATCATGTACGAGCGCAAGTCCGACGGCGTGGTCGTGCCGTCGGACTGGCTTCCGTTCCATCCGGACACCCTCGCCGTCAACCTGGAGGGCGAGCCGGCGATCCGCGTCGGACCGCGGTACTACTCGGACATGGACGGCACGGGTGGAGAGACGCAGCAGGGCTTCGACTCGCGCGTCCACGTCCTGACTCCGATCGAGCGGCGCGCGGTCGTGTGGCACCGCTACATGGTGACCGGGCCCGACTTCGACGATCCCTACGAGACGGCGTATGCATATCTCGGCAAGGGCGTGCGCGACACGGTTTGGTGGTACTGGAACCTGAAGCAGGCCGTGCTTCAGAACTGGGCCACGTTCGCGGAGCGCTACGCGCAGGGCATCCGGGTGGGCTACTACCCGATGGCGGTCAAGGGCGGCAAGGAGGAGATGGAGAACATCCTGCGCAACCTCGTCGGCGACGTGAGCGCGGTCGTGCCGCGCCAGACGCCGGGGCAGAAGGATTACGAGATCGAGATCAAGGAGCCTGCGGCCGCTCGCGCTCAGGTGTTCGCCGATCTCTGCGAGTGGCTCTCGAAGAACATCAAGGAGCTCATCGTCGGGCAGAGCGCGACGAGCGAGGCCGTCAGCACGGGTCTCGGGTCGAACGTCGCGAGCCAGCATCAGAAGACGTTCACGCGTCAGATGAAGTTCGTCGCCGAAGGTCTCGGCGAGACGATCACGCACCAGTTCCTGCGCGAGATCGTCGACATGAACTTCGGACCGCAGGACGTGTATCCGCGCTTCGAGTTCTCCGTCGAGAGCCCCGAGCTTGAGAAGAAGCTTGAGGCCGTCCGCATCTTCGTCAACGAGCTCGGAGGATCGGTCAGCGAGGCCGAGACCCGCAAGATGCTCGGACTCGGAATTCCCGAGATCGACGAGCCCGTGCTGACCGGCAAGATCCGCGACGTGATCCCGGAGATCTCCGACGGCGCTCCTCCCGAGGACGACGACGGGCAGAAGGTGCTGTCCTCCCGCGAGGTCTTCTCGCGCATGTCGGAGAAGGAGCTGCGTCGCGAGGCGGTCCGCCGCCGGCGCAAGGGCAGGAAGGCGAGCGGAAACTGCGGCAACGGCTTCGGCGGATTCACCGACTCGAACCGCTGCGCGGCCGGCGAGCACGACTACCCGAAGGACCGGAAGAAGCCGCGCAAGAGCAGGAACGCGCGCGAGGTCGGCGACTGCGTCGTCGAGAAGCACCGCGTGCTCGTCGGAGAGGGATACGACGACGACCAGGCGTGGGCGATCGCCTACGAGATGTGCGGGAAGACGGAGAACCGCCGTCGTCCGCAACACTCGACCGACAGCCAGGCCGCTCTCGACCGCATCGAGGATCTCGTCGGCGACGGCATGAGCGTCGAACAGGCCGTGCGAGTCACCGACCGCGAGTCGATGCGCACCGACGAGTTCGAGCGCGATGAGAAGAAGGGCGAGAAGGAGACGTTCGAGGACGGCTTCAAGCCGCCGGAGTCCGTCGCCTCGAACGCGCGTCGAGCGCTTGAGGTCCGCGACGGCAAGCCCGAGTCGGAGCGAGGCATGACGAGCGTCGGCCTCGCGCGAGCCCGAGATCTCGCGAACAGGCGCAGCCTCTCCGAGGACACCGTCCGTCGCATGGTGAAGTACTTCACCCGCCATCAGTCCGACAAGAAGGGCGAGACCTGGGACGACAAGGGCAAGGGCTGGCAGGCGTGGAACGGATGGGGCGGCGACGAAGGATGGTCGTGGGCCCGCGGAATCGTCGAGCGTCTCGACAAGGAGCGTGGCTCTTGATCGAGATGCGCAGGGTCGAGGGCATGATGGACCGCGTGTGGATGCGCGGGCTTTCCTCCCGGCTCTGGCGTCGGATGGGTGTCGAGGTCGGCAAGGCGCTCGTGGATTCGCACCAGCGTGGTGCGTCCATGTACATGACGGTCCCAAACGTCCGCGCCGACCTCGACGCCTTCCGCAGGCGAGGCATGGAGATGGCAACTGTCGCCGAGGCCGAGACGGGTCGGAGATACGGGAATGTCGCCGCGATCCACGGAGACGAGCTGACGGCGATCCTGTACCTGCTGTTCTTCGACGCCGACCCTGCGAACGTCCGTCCGGTCAGACGCGGTATTCCCGCGGCGATCTCGCGGCGCGCCGCATTCAACGACATCCCGATGGCCGCGGCGCGCCGTGCCTTCGAGGTCATAACGGAGGACGATGTTGCTCGCGATCTCGCTCTATCTTTTCCTTCGCGCTCTCGTCTCGCGGCTCGGACGGAGGTCCGAAGGGCACTCAACGTCGGAATCGCGGACGCGGCTATATCCGAAGGTCGTGATCCTTCGGTCGCCGACCCGATGAGGCCGTTCGTTCGAGAGGTGACCTATCCGCTCTGGGAGATCCGGGAAATCATGGACCGGCGGACGCGCGGAAATCCGAACGGCGACTTCCCCGAGGGTAGCCATTGGCAGGTCAACGGGTACATCAGCACGATGGAGGAGATCGTCCGTCAGGACTGCGTCCCGCCATGCGGATGGAACTGCCGCGCCGCGCTCGTCCCGGTCGGCTTTGAGCGCGCGCGTCGGCTCGGTCTGCTGCGCGACGACGACCGGATCGACTGGGAGGCGCTGCGCCTCTACAACCAGACTAGGCAACCTTACATCGACAACGGGCTCTATCCCGACCGGGGATTTAGATAACTGTTAGATGAAACGGAACTATAAGTTCCATTATCTACACTTTTATCGTCCGTAATGATGGTTTCTTATTGCTTTTAATGCGCTTCGCGCTGTCAATACCGGCATGACGGGATCTCATGCCATTGCGGAGAACGGTGACAAGGTCGTCATTCGGCGGCTTGAGCTGTTCTCCGGATACGACCCGTCGATCGACGATGGCTCGGACGATGAGATTCGGAAATTCAACCGCAGCAAGGTGCGGCGAATCGTCGATCGGACGCGTCAGTTCATCAACAGGCGCCAGCATCCGCGGATCGTGATCCTCCATTCGCAGGAGGACCACAGCGAGCCGAAGGAAGCCGTGGGAGCCGTGATGAACGTGGAGCTTGAGGAGCGCGAAGGCGTTCCGTTCATCGTCGGCGATGTCGAGATGTCGCGCCAGGACTTCGACGAGTACATCGCGTCCAACAGGTTCCCGCGGCGTTCCGCGGAGATCTGGTCGGACGATCACATGAGCGAGATCGCGCTGCTCGGACGTGACACGCCAAGGCGTCCGCTTCCGGACACGCGGTTCTCCAAGCAGGGCGACAAGATTCGCTTCGCAATGGAATGCTCCTCCTGCTTCGAGGCCGCGCCGGGAGTGGGCAACGTGTTCGTACCCGGCGCGACCGGAACCAAGAAGGAGTCCAGCATGGACGAGAAGAACGACGAGAAGAAGGACGAGATGGCAAAGCTCATCGCCGAGAAGGACGCTGAGATCGCCAGGCTCAAGGAAGAGAACCGCAAGATGTACAACCAGACCCACGTCGACATCGACTCGCACGAGGGCGACGAGGACGAGGACGAGGGCGAGGAGAAGGAGGAGGACAAGAAGAAGTCCTCCAAGACCTGCTCGGCGCGTCCGGCCGGCGACAAGATCGAGTTCGCCCGCATGAAGGAGAAGTTCGAGAAGCGCATCGCCGCTCTTGAGACCGAACTCGCGAAGGAGCGCTTCTCCCGCGAGCTCGACTCGATGGCGTCCGAGGGCTACTCGGTCGATTGCTGCCGCGAGGAGATGATCGCGGAGCTCGTCGACTCGCGCGACCCGCAGCGGAAGATCGCGTTCTGGCGCGAGAACTTCCGTCGTGATCCGATCAACACCCGCGTCGCCGCGGCTCCGCGCAGCGGCGCCAAGCCGGCGCCGTCCGGCGTCGACCGTGAAATCGTTGCCAAGCTCGTCGCAGAGGCGGCTGGCGATCCCGAGAAGTTCAAGACCCTGATGGCCCGCGCGAAGAGCGGCGCCTGATCACAAAGGAAGGCTCCACACATGAGCTCGTACTCCGACACTCCGTCGCTCGTCGCAAGCGGAAACTGCAACCCCTACCGTTTCGTCAAGGTCAGCGGCCGCAACACCGGCATCACCTGCTCGGCCATCACCGACATCGCGGTCGGCGTCGCCGATGGCTCGACCAAGGCATTCAACAGCTCCCTGCACGCTGAGGACAAGGATCCGATCAGCCTCCAGGGCGGCAGCGTCGTTCTCGTCGAAGCCGCTGCCGGCATCACCGCCGGCGCCCGAGTCGCTCCATCCGCAAACGGCCGAGCGCAGGCCGCAGTCGCCACTCAGTACCCCTTCGGAATCGCCCTTGAGACCGCCGGCGGCGCCGGCGAGATCATCCGCGTCTTCAAGCAGACCAACACGGTCCATGCCTGATCCGTCCGCACACCAACCGTGAGGTAAACACACATGGCAGATGCAAACATCGGTGGCGGACTGAACACGTTCGTTCCCACCTTCTCCGAGGCGACCGGCCTCATCCAGACCGAGTTCACGCGGAACGTCAATTCGTTCGCGCTGAACCGCTACACCAAGCTCGTCCCCGTCTCGACCGTCAGCGGCTACTACCTCAAGATCAACTCGGACGAGGCCGTCCGCGTGGTCGATGAGAACGACTTCCGCTGGGCCTACGGCGAGGACCGTCCGACCGGCGTGAACAACGACTTCGACTTCGCGCAGTTCGTCACCAAGCGCTTCGAGCGCGGCTTCCACATCCCCTACGAGACCGCGAAGGTCGCGGCGTGGGACATCGTGGCCCAGCACGCCCGCAGCCGCGCGACCCAGCTGATGACGCTCCGCACGCAGCGGGCGCTCAACGTGCTGACCACCGCCGGAAACTGGACGAACAACGTCAACTACTTCGCCGACTTCGACGCGCTGGCCTATGGAACGGCCACCACGACGAACGGCGTCTATGACAGCGATTCCTCCACCGCGACCGGCGTTCAGAAGCTCTTCCAGACCGCGATCGAGAAGATCATGGTCAACACCGGTGGAGCGGTCCAGCCGCAGGACATCATCTGCGTCATGGGTCCGCAGACGGCGCACAAGCTGTCGCAGACCGCTCAGCTCCGCGAGCTGATCAAGTACACGCAGGGCGTGCAGCTCATGCAGGGCCAGGGAACCTACAGCCGCTACGGCCTCGCTCCCGGCCTGTTCGGCATCGGCGACATCGTCATCGAGGACGCCGTCAAGGTCACGAACCAGAAGGGCGTGGCTCGTTCGGCGAGCTACATCCTGGGCCTTGACAAGGTGCTCTTCCTGTCGCGTCCGCAGGGTCTCGTCGGAGTCGAGGGTGGCGCGAATTTCGCGACCATCACCAACTTCGTCTACGAGGACATGACCGTCGAGACGATGGATGATCCGCGCAACCGCCGGACCATCGGCAGCATTGTTGACAACAGCGTTCCGGAGCTGACCGCTCCGCTCGCCGGCATCTACGTCGCCAACATCGGCGCCTGATCCAGACCCCTCTCTTTCACCGGGGCAGGTGGGGATTCGTCCCCACCTGCCCTATGTGGAGGCGGCATGCCCGTTCCATACGCCACGGTCAACCAGTTCAAGGAAGCCGTCGATGAGCGGCTTCTCGCCGAGCTCGGCATCGATGCCGAGGCCGATGGCGTCGTGGACGGCAGCAACACCATCATCGTGGCGGCTCTGACAAGGGCCAGCCACGAAATCCAGTCGTTCGCCCTTCGGGGCGGCGTCTACACCGAACCCGATCTCGACCTGCTCCAGTCGCAGACCAATTGGGTTCTCATCGGCGTCACCTGCGACCTTGCTCTTGGCATCCTGATGGCCCGCCGTGGCGGTCCGTTCGGCGAGGCCATCCGAGACCGGATCGACAAGGCGAACGGCATGCTGTCGGATCTGCGCGATGGGATGAGGCTGTTCCCGATCGGGGACAACATCGCCGCGAGCAAGCCGGCGCTTTCGATCATCACCCAGGTTCAGCGCGGCAACCTGGGAATGGTCGCCGACAGCGAGTTCTTCCCGCGCAGGAAGTACACCGCTTCGTGAACCGCCGTCGCCGCCGCCGAAGGATCCAGAATCTCTTCGTGACCCGCATGGCTCTTGCCTATGCGGAGGCTCTGCGCGACAATATCCGCATGTCGATCGGAAGCGACGGTGAATCCGACAGCGAGTTCATGCCGCTCGGCATCTGGGACAAGGCCAACTTCCGCACTCGCGGCGTCTCGGGCGGTTGGGTCAAGGCCGACCGCACGAACAAGGACAAGCCCCTTCTCGACACCGGCAGGCTCCTGAAGTCGATTCAGATCGAGTCGGTCAGGATGATCAGCGCGAGCATCACGACGACCGGCCGACCCGGAACCGGATATCGAGTCGTCATCTCCGCGGCTCCACACGGACTCGAACAGGCCAGGGGTGGAAGGTTCGACGAGATCCTGCTCGGACGCACCAGATCGATCCGAGAGTCGAGGAACTTCGGAGATCTGCGGCAGAACTACGATTACGTCGTCAAGCGCAACGTCACCGTTCCCGCTCGTCCTTGGAACAACATGAGCAGGACAAGAATCCGAAACATCGCAAGAGATGTGATGCAGGGCATCACGGGAGCGAACAATGCCAGCAACTGACTTCCACGTCAACGGTCCAACAAACATCTACTGGGGCATCGGCGGCTCTTCTCCGAACCCGGCAACGAAGCTTGGATTCACCGACAACGAGGATCTGATCCGCATCACCATGCGCGATCATGTCCGCACCTTCACCCGAAACGACACCGGCGACATGATCTCGGAAGCCGTCGTTTCGGGAACGACCGCGACGATCGACTTCACGCTGGTCTCCTGGGATCAGACCGAGCTTGAGAAGCTGATCAAGCGCGTCCGACAGGGCGGAACGGCTACGGCCGGAATCGGGAACGAGGGCATGTTCGCCACGGTCGGCGGCGTCGTCATCAATTCCGGAACGACACCGCGAACCGTGTCGCTGAAGATCGAGCCGACAACTGCCGGAAAGACCGTCTACATGTTCGGCAACCTGATGCTCGCGAGCGGACCCGAGTACATCGACTTCGGAAACACCCTGAAGCGCATTGCGCTTTCGTTCGTCAGCGTGGCGATCACTTCCGATCAGGCTCAGACCCTGATCGCCACGACTACCACTAAGGCTTGAAAGAGAGGACATCATGCCCGGACAGCGAATCGACATCGAATCGGACGACTGGAACATCACCTTCGTGAAGGGCGAGCGCGAGTACAGGATCGACTCGCTCGTCTACACGAGCCTCCTCATGGACCGCACGAAGTCCGATGAGGAGCCGCCGCGAGAGACCGTCGTCGCCTGCATGCGCGAGGCGATGTCTTCGAGCGACGGTCTCTCAGATCACGAGATCTGGGCGATGTCCGTCCGGCTCGCGAAGCACATGGGCAAGGCGGGAAACGTCTGAAGGCGGCGGCGATGTTCGCTGCCGCCTACGGGTTTCCTCCGAGCGCATGCAAGGACGAGGAAGAGGCAATGGGACTGTTCCAGAACATCCGCATGGCACTTGCGATCAGGAGCGCCACGTTCGCCAGAGGCGTCGCCGCCTGCCTGTCTCAGGACGCGAACGCGGATCTCCTCAAGGACTGCGGAGCCTCTCCCAAGTCGGTCGCCAAGATGAAGCTTGATGCCATGCGGCAGAAGGCTGGGTTCCCGGCATGATGTACGCGACGCAGGACGAGATCTATCGATCGCTCAGGCAGCGCCTAATCAGCGCCGCCGGCATCGAGCCGTCCCGCGTGTACCTCACCCAGGAGCCCAACTTCACCGAGGCGATGGACTATGCGGTTCAGATCACGCCGATCGCCAGCGGCGCGACGAACGAGCTGAACCGCACGGGACTCGGCTTCATCAACGAGCGGTTCGCCGTGACCACCTTCATCCGGTCCGCGTCCGACAACGCGAACAAGATGACCCGCATGCTCGCGGGAATCGACCGCGGCGTCATGTTCCGGCAGCAGGAGATCAGGTCGGCCCTGATTCAGGACACGCTCGACGGCCTTCTTCAGGTCGCGATCCGGTTCGTTTCAAGCGGACCGATTCGCGTCGAGCCGAGGTCGGGCAACTACATCAGCTCGACCGACATATTCGTATGCGGATATGCGCTGGCATGGCCCGTGGCGGGCAAGTTCCGCTACGGCTTCTGGCCGAGCCGACCGACCTGGGCGCAGCTCTCCGGAGAGAATCAGTACATCAACGAGGTCAAGTACACGGCGACGGCAACCCGTACTTCGAGCGCGCCGAACTGGTTCTGGTTCGCCTTCCCGCAGACCCTGCACAACATGGGAATCACGATCAGCACCGTGAATGGAGAAGAGCCGTTCTACAGGACCGGCTTTGCGCCTCCGAGCGGACCGACAGTCGGCACGATCGAAAGCGGCGGAGTGACCTACGAGCTGTACCGGCGTGCATACGAAACGACCTCTCAAATCCTTAGTTACACCATCGAGGCGGGTTGATGAGCGGAATACCCACCAACATCCTTGAGGTGAACTTCAACGACGGAGGCGACGGCGATCGCGATCCCGATGTTGAGATGCGGGCGGTCATCGACGCACTCCGGGGCGTTCAGAACTCCGTCGCCGCGATCTCGGCCAACGTCCGGGCGATCCTTGAGACTCTCCGGGTCATCGCCCGGTCCGGTGTTCGTGGAGGCGGTGGCGGTGGAGGAGGGCGTGGCGGAGGTGGCGCCGGCGGAGGTGGACGAGGAGCGGGCGGAGGCGGTCCCGCCGGCACTTTCGGCGCAGACATCCTCGAATACCGAACCCGCATGCAGCGCAGCGCGGGCCTTCAGATCCGGGACATCGCCTCTGAGTCGCATCGAGCGCTCCTGACGCGCTACCACGACGAGGGCGAGCGCTCTCGGATGACCCGTCAGGAGATGTCGCAGGCTCTTTCCCTGCGGCGCTTGGAGATCTTCGGCGAGCAGCAGAGCGGATCGATCACCGCCGAAGCTGCGCGGGTCATGTACCGCGAAGAGCGCGAGCGTGTCCGGACGGCCATGCGTGACGCTCGCCGCAACGAGGTCGCCGACGTTCGTGCCGCCGGTCGCCGGATGTCTTCGGAGATGCAGCAGCGTCTCGACGATCTCCGTGCGCAGGCTCGCCTCCCCGGAGCGACCGCCGCGTCCATCGGCCTCACGGCGCAGGAGCAGGCCGTTCTAGCGGGCCAGGCTAGCCCGTCCGGCCTTCCGGGAACCCGAGGGTACTTCCGGGGCGTCCGGAGGATCGTAGAGGGTCTGGAGGCGCCTGTGCCGGCTCCCGAGGCTCCGCAGGGCCGGTTTGCCGGAGTCATGGGAATCATCACCGTGATCGGGCGCGTTCTGTCGGTTGCCCGGCTGATTTCGGGTCTGATTCAGACGATTCTCGGATTCATTCGGTCGATCGTGCAGGGCGCCGAGAATCAGCGCAAGGCATTTGCCGCCATCGATCCGTTCTTCGCCATGCAGCAGGCACAGGTCGAGATCGGGGCGATACGGTCGAACATGGCGGTTGCCCAGAGTCCGCTTGTCCGCTCGACCGCCGCCGAGTTCACTCAGATGCAGCTCGCGCGCCAGCAGGCCGGAATTCCGCTGCGACAATATGGATCTGCGGCGAGAAACAAGCTCGCCACTCGATTTGAGTCGTATTTTCTTAGTCTCGAACTGTTCTATGGTGGTTTGTACACCTTAAACACGAACAGCATCGGATCAGGTCTAGGATTCGCAGCGGCTGCGTACATCGATACCACGATAATTGGTGCGGGCGGATTCCTTGGCGACTACATTCGGCAGGCGCTGATTAAGTTTCTCAACACCAGCCCCGCGACCAACAATCAGCTCTTCATCGATGACCTACGATCCATGACCGGAGGTCGGTTCGAGCCGGATCGCGCCTATCCGATGCGCAACGGGAACCAGACCAACTGGTGGACTGGAAGGCCGTAATGAGCGAAACGAAGATCATCTATCGCGGCATCACGCTGACGCAGGTCCGGATCGAGGAATACCGGATCGACAACGTCGCAAGTCCGGACAGCCCGTCCACCGGAATCCTGCGGCACACGATCATCGGCGAGGCTCTCGTCTTCGAGTACCAGCAGGGCGGAATAGGCAACACGTCGAACAAGAAATTCACCGACCAGTTGATTCAGGTCTTGAATTCCCCGCGAGGCGATCTTCTTGTCGAGATCGCGACCGGAGCGAGCAACAACAGCAAGTACACCGTCTTCAACAACTATCTCGGAAGTTCTCCGATCGATGTCGATGAGATGAACGGCCCGTTCTTCAAGGCGAACATCACTCAGATCACGGGAACGAACGCCGTGATCGTGAACTTCACGATTGAGTTCGCGAAGAGCGCCGAGAGTGGAAACCGGATCAAGAACCTGGTCTGTCTCGCGTCCTTCAGCATCGACGAGGTCGGACTCACTACCATCAGGAAGACGGGATCGATCCAGCTCGCCTCGCAGTCGTCGTTCCTTGCGGGATCCCCGGCGACCGTTCAGGGATTGAAGACCGACACCGTCGGTTCTCCCGATACCGCGACATTCAACAACAGGTATCTCGTCGGTGATGGACGGCGTAACGACATCATCGTGGACTTCGTGACGGCAAGCTCTGGCGCGAATGGAAACGAGCAGCCCGACTTCTACAGGCGCCTCATCAGCGGCAACCTGGATCGCGGATTCCGGCGAATTCGTCAGGAATATGCCATCGACGAGAGCAGGACGAGGCTCCTGTTCGACATCGTCGATCAGGAATTCACCCGAGGTCTGCCCGCGCCGGCCCGCGTCGGCGACTGTCACTACAGCTTCGAGCGGCAGCTCGGAGAGAACAACGCGATCGGCTTGAAGCACTTCGTAGCCACGGTCAAGGGCGATCGGAACGTCACTTCGGGCGCCCTGCTGACGCTCTGCATTCGCCTGTCGCAGAACCGGATCGACTACAAGAAGGATCTCATCGTCCGGGTCAAGGTCGCCGAGAACAACATGCTCTCGGAGAACTCCCTGACCTACGAAGTCGCCGCGAAGGCGACCTCGTCGCAGAACTTCCAGGCATCCGACGGGCCTCCTGAAACCGGCGGAATCGCGACGCCGATCGACAACAGCCTTCTCCTGAAGAACATCCTTTCCCCGATCCCGATGGCGTCGGTCGGAAATCAGGCTCAGGCATTCGAGTTCTTCCCGGCATTCCAGCCTGACGCTTACGGCTCTGCGACGATCGTGCGAGTCGTTCCGAGCGCCTACAACCATCAGACCGCCTCGTCGCAGCTCAATCTCGCTTCGACGATCAAGATCAACGAGCAGAATCCGGTGATCTACCAGTTTCCGAAGGGAACCTTCGATACTGCGGAGCAGTTCGAGGACGGGATCAACTACTACATCAAGAAGGACACCGCGGCGGTTCCCACCGGGCCGAACAGGGGCGATCTCAGCAAGGCAAGGGACGCGTCAAATCCGAATGCGCCGGCCAACACGCAGAACCCCGCCTACGTCAGCAAGGGCGGTCAGAAGATCGAGGTTCGCACAGGCATCATCGTCGTTCCGTCGCTCTGCGTGAATGGAGGCGCTGCCCTGTTCCAGATGGGAGCTCCGACCGCCGTGGTCACCGACTATCTCGACGGATCCCGCAAGAACGAGCCTCCCGTCCGTGCGCTTACCGACAAGCCCGCGACATCGGCGATCGCCTCCTATGGCATGGCGGTGTCTTCGGGCATTCCCGACGCGAACGGAAACCGCGTGCTGACCGCGGCTCACGACCGGGTCGCGATTGTCTATCCTCCCGACGACATCACGGAGGCCGACTTGGACGCAGACCCGCCGGTTCCCGGAGGCTCGATAGCCAATCCCGCATACAAGATCGTCACCGCGTCGGTCAATGGTCAGAACTTCCGGCACATCGCATTCTTCCCGAACAAGCTCGACATGCCGCCTGACGAGACGCAGGGAACCTTCAACGACGACGCGCCTCCGACCTATACGACCGGCCTAGGAACGCCGGAGGTGCTGGCATGACGAGCGTCATTCCGCAGGGAGCCGCTGCGATCGAGATCTCGTGCCCCGAGTTCGGGACCGTTACAGGCCGTCGCGAAGTATGCGCGCTGCTCCTGACGCCCGAGATCGTGGCGATGATGGAGCGTCAGAATCTCGACCCGTCGGATGTCAACTCGATGAAGTGGCCGATCTTCGGCCTGAGCCGGCATGCGACCTGCAAGCTGCTGATGAACCGGCGCTCTCTCATCGATCTCGTTGCAAGAGATCCCCAGGTCATTGCTCCGGTTGGTGGTCAAAACACGCTTGTGGAGTGGAATAGCGAAGCTGCGTACCGAATTTGGTTCATCTGTGGATCGAAGGCCGAAAGCGGCACGACTCGATTTGATCGCATGCGACTTGCGGAGATCCAGCCGCTTGTATCCGTGGAGATGGGCGATCCCGTCATTGGCGACGCGCTTTACATCGTGACGTTCAAGTGCGATCGATGGGCTTGGAAGGGGTTCAGGTCTACAGTTGCTTGGAGAAAAACCAGCTCCGTAATCAATTGGCCTGACACACACCCGTCAGTTAGGTCAGATTTTGTTTACGGAACCCGTGCGTATCAGGGTTTTACATCGAATTCAATTACTCCGGATTTGAAATGCGGACAATTTGACGAAAGCGATGCCCGGCTTGAATATTTCTTGAATTCAATAGCATACGAGTTTGAAGACAACACAATTGATAATCCGGACTTTAGTAGTGCTGAATTTATTCAGATTCAAGATGTGTTGTTTGTTGACCCCGCAGTAGATAGAAAGTTTTTCAGGTACTTTAATCTGCTTGCAGAATCAGCTCCGGTGTTCGTGGAAATCGATAGGGTGCTGGGGTGCATTGGTGCGCCGGTGCATTATTTCCCAATAGAACCTACCCCCCAAGATCCTTTTGGAGATCGTGGAGTCTTTGAGATAGGTGTCCAGCCCCGAATCGGTATTGTTGCGGACGACGTAGGTAGAATTGAGGATAAATATAAGACTCGCCTCATCGCTGGAACTATCGGCAGGATGGAGCGATCTGAAAACGATGCCCTTAATGCAAACGAGACCACCGCACAGGATGGCTCGTATCCGTTCTACGTCGATTTCAGCGAGATCCGGTACAACGAAAGCTCGTATTGGGACATTGTCGCAATGCCCGTTGCGTCATCTCCCGATGGATATGTCGGGGAAATTTGGCGGAATTATTGGCGATGGGATAATCTAAAAAATTCAACTCCGGTTACTCAAATTCCGACGCAAGGCAGCGGGACGGATTTGATCCTGAAATATGCGTATTTCCCTCATAACCCATTTTCTGACCAGCGTTTCATCTCCTTCTGCCTGCCGTCGCTGAATCAGTCTCTTACAGCTCCAAAGGATGCTCCGACTTTTGGGCCGTTTGCAAACGTGTATGTGGCTCCGGACTTTGCCACGCATGTCAGCTCTATGGATATCCAATCCCAGGGCTCGCGACTTCCGGTTACATCGCCGATAAGTCCTGATCGTAGTACAGTTATTGCTGCCAAACCAATTCCTTCATTTGCGTATGGGTTTGATTTACCGTCATACTCACAATCTAGTACTGGCGCTACAAACAATGGAAGATTGAAGATTGATTCAGAACTTTGGTTTTCCGGATGGTTCCTCCCTGATTATGGCATTATGACTTCAGGGACTTTTGCATGGGTTGAGCTTCGACTTCAGACCGATGGAAAGGGTTTTCCGCACCCGGTTACAAAGCTTTGGGGAAAGAAGCTCGACCCGATCATGCGCCCGGTTCCGGATGATGGGCAGAGGGAAATCACCTGCTCCGGTCTTGCAAAGACCTGGAAGACGATGGATGGAAAGACGCGCATCCACGTCGAATATCCGTTTGGGATTCCGATGCTGCTCAAGGTCATCGACTCCGAGTTGATCGCGCCCAATCAATGGAAGTACACCTGCGAGCACGCTCTCAAGAGCAATATTTCCACGCAGATCACCGGAGGTCAGGCGACGTTCGGCATCAATACATTCAGCCCGGACATCGAAGACTTTTCCGCAACATGGGGGGCGGGAAATGGATACCCTCCATTGGAAGCGCAGAAGTACTACGCATACAACCTTGCAGAGCGGGGAAATGGCGCCGGATTTGCCGGACCGGGATACAAGCTTCCGCTATCGCAGACCGGATTCAACGTTCTGCCGATCGGAAAGGACCGCGATGGCGTCCAGCATGAGGTCTACGTCCAGGCGATGGTGTATCTCGCCGGCGCCGGTCGGCAAGCAACAGATCGGGAGCCCCAGGAAGAATTTGCTTCGGAGGCGATGGCCTACTTCTGCATGCCCAACGCGATCGACGGCGAGTGCGACACTCCGCTCGTCTCGGAGTCCGACTACGACGGCGGAACCTTCGGAACCTGACCATGCCGAGAATTCTGCTCAAGCGATCCACGAATCCCGGCGACGTTCCGGCGCTTGGTGATCTGTTCATCGGCGAGCCGGCGCTCAATGTCGCGGACGGCAAGCTGTTCATCCGCAAGTCGAACAACACGATCGCCGAGATCGGAATCGTGGCGGACGGCGGCAAGGGCGACGTGTCCGTCAGCGCGAACGGCAGCGTGTGGACGATCAACGACAACTCGGTGACCGTTGCCAAGATCAACGCGACCGGAACGCCGTCGGCGTCTACGTTCCTTCGCGGAGACGGGTCGTGGTCGACTCCTGCGGGAGGCGGCGTCTCGGACGGCGACAAGGGCGACATCACCGTCTCGGGCTCCGGCGCGACCTGGACGATCGACAACGGCGTCGTCTCGCTCGCGAAGCTCTCGGCGACGGGAACGCCGTCCGCGTCGAACTTCCTCCGAGGCGACAATACCTGGGCGGCTCCTGCTGCCTCAGCTCCGGTCGGCGCGCAGTACCTCACGCTCGCGGCAGACGCGACTCTGACGAACGAGCGCGTACTGACGGCCGGGAACCACGTCACGATCTCGGATGCGGGAGCCGGCGCGGCCGCGACCCTGAACTGGCGGTACGACTACGCGAAGCGGCAGACCGTCTACTCGGAGATGGTCGTGATCCAGCCGTGGGTCTCTCAGACGAGCGGCACGGGCGCGGCGGTCTCAAGCACGACCACGGGCCTGAGCGATGCCGACCACTTCGGCGTCGCGCAGGCCACGACCGGCACGACCACGACCGGTAGAGCAGCACTTAGCGGCAGCACGATCGACATGGTGAGCTTCGGCACTATCGCAAGCCGAATCACGGGCGAGTTCAAGCTGGCGAACCTGAGCGATGCGACGAACACCTATACGGTGCTCTTTGGGTTCAACGACTCGTATACGGCGCTCGGCGTCGATTCCGTCTGCTTCACCTACACGCACGGAACGAACTCAGGACGCTGGCAGGCGCATTGCCGCAGCAACTCGACGACCGCCGGAGGCGTCGACACCGGCATCACCGCCGACACGAACTGGCACCGATTCGACATCGAGGTCAACGCCGCCGGCAACGAGGCGAATTTCTACATCGACGGCGCGCTCGTCTCGACGCAGACGGCGAACATCCCGACCGGGACGGCCCGGGCGACCGGCATCGTCTGCGGACTCTTCAAGTCCGCCGGAACGACGGCGCGTCTGATGAACATTGACTTTCTTGCCTTCGAGAGCGAGGTCAACCGATGAGGTGGGCGATCCTCGACGAGAACCGCCGGGTCGTCTCGATCGTCGAGCAGGAGGAGCGTCCTGCGAACGGCGTGAAGGGATTCGACCCGTCCTGCGCGGTCGGACGCATCTTCGACGGATGGAACTTCCGCGCGCCTTCGTGGACGGCGTACCAGTTCCTCCTCCGCTTCACGGCATCGGAGCGCGCGGCGTTCCGCGCGGCCGCGGCAGGCGATCCGGCCGTCGCGGACTTCCAGCAGCTCGCGCAGGCGGCGCAGGAAATAGTCGCCGACGATCCGATGACGGTCGCCGGCATGGACTACCTTGTGGCACAGGGACTATTGACCCGCGCCAGGGCTGATGAGATACTCGGAGGTTGACATGCCATACAATGAATCGGTCTACAAGCTTGGCGTGCCGATCGCTCCTACGGAGCCCGAGGATGTCAATCCGACTCATATCGCCGAGTACGGTCGCGGTGGACTCATGTCCGTTGCGACCCTTGCCGCGCGGGATGCGATTCCGGCCGGACGCAAGACCGTCGGCATGCTCGTCTACGTCAGCGCGGAATCGAAGTACTACACGCTGACGACGCTTCCCTCGACCTGGGTCGAACTACAGACCGGCGGCAGTCCTTCGATTCCCGATCCGCTCACGATCGTGGAGTTGAACGCCGAGCGCATCGACTTCGATACGACTCCTGCCGACCCGACGACCGACACGGGTCGCATGGTCTGGAACACGGACTACCGAACCGTCATGCTCGGCATGAACGGAGTCGTCGTTCCGCTTGGACAGTCCATGATGAAGCTCGCCCACAACGCGACCGGACAGCCGATCGCGAAGGGAAGCGTCGTCTACATCGCCGGATCGCACGCGAACACATCGCTGCTGATCGATCTCGCCGACGCCAATAGCGAATCGATGTCGTCTAAGACGATCGGACTTGCTGCCGAGACCATCGCGAACGGCGATGACGGGTTCATCATCACCGAGGGTCTGCTCTCGGGGCTGACGACAAACGGGCTTTCTGGATCCTCTGGAACGGCGATCTGGCTTTCCGAGACCGCCGGAGAGTTCACCTCAACGAAACCTTCCGCGCCAAATCACGGCGTGTTCCTTGGGTGGCTCGTCAAGAAGGCCGGGTCGGGAGCCGGAAGCGTCTTCGTCAAGATCATCAACTATCCCGAGCTCGACGAGCTGCACGATGTCCTGATCACGAGCATCGCGAACGACGATGCGCTGATCTGGGACTCGGGCGCGGGAGTCTGGCGCAACGAGAAGATCGGACTATCTTCTCTTGCGTCGATAAATGCCGCAAAGCTGATTGGTCGTCGTTCGGGAACTTCAGGAACTCCGGAGGAAATCACCGTCAGCACGGGCCTGAAGATCAGCTCGACAGGCGTCCTCACGACGGATGCCGTCCCTTCCGACACTCGATCCATTAATGCCGGAACAGGGCTCACGGGAGGCGGAGACCTCTCCGCCGACAGGACGTTCTCCGTCGACTTTGCGGCAAGCGGAGAATCGAGCACGACCAAGGCCGTTCGAGCCGACGACTCGCGTCTTTCCGATGCCCGACCCGCGCTTGGATCGGCTTCGACGGCGCTATCCGCAGACGTGACGATGACCAACGCCGACACCTGGTACGACGGTCCGTCCGTCTCGCTCTCCGCGGGAACGTGGGTGATCGACAGCATGGTCACGATCCTGAAGGCGAACGTCACCGGAACGGATGCGCTTGCGGTCCGGATCACCGATGGAACGAATCACTATTCGTCCGGCAATCAGTCGTGGAACACGCGATTGCAGGCTTTGACAACCATGTCGTGCTCAAGCATCGTGACTCTCGGATCTACGACCACGATCAAGATCCAGGCGGCATCGCAGTACGCCGGATGCACGATCAAGGCGGCAACGACCTACCAGGCTTCTGGAAACACCGCAAGCAACATCAACGCCGTGAGAATCGCATGACAGACGACAACAAGCGCACGTCCCAACTCATCGCCTCGTGGGCTCAGTTCGTTGCCATGTGCATCGGCATCGGCACGATCCTGATCTACATGGGTCGCAAGGATCAGCAGCTTGCTACCACCACGGAGCAGGTGAAGGAACTCAGCAACATCGTCTCCGATCTGACCAAGGCTCAGGTCGGATTCACTCTGTCCGACAAGCAGACCGAAGATCGTCTGCGTGAGCTTGCCGCCCGGCTGGAGCGGCTTGAAGGAAGACGACCATGAAGGATTGGCTGATCGAGAACAAGGCTGCGGCGTTTCTTGGCATTCTGACCGTCATCGTCGCTCTGTTCATGGCGACGCTGTCCGGCTGCGACCTCCGCAAGATGATCGATCTCGACGTTCCGCCGGCGGTCGCGCAGTCGATCGACCCGGCCGGCGCGCTGCCTGGTCCCGGCGTCGATCCGAAGTACTACACGCTTGCCGACGCCGACCGCGTCGTCGAGGACTGGAAGCGCTTCGTCGATACGGCGACTCGGCAGCTTGAAGCGTCCATCGACGCTGCGAACGAGCGCCACGCCGTGCTGGCGTCGGTCGTCGACCTAGGCGTCGCGACCGTGAACGAGATCGCGCCGACGCTGCCGGGCGGTGCTTTCTTCGTCGGTGGACTGAGCCTGCTGACCGGAATCTTCCTCAAGCGCCCCGGAGAGGACAAGCGCGTCGCGAAGGAAAAGGAAGACTCGTACAACGCCGGCATGAAGAAGGCGCAGGCGCAGCTCCTCGACATGCTGACGAAGGCCCGAAACCCAGGCGACGATCCCAACAAGCAGGTCTAAATGCCGAACCTCGACCGTGTTCAGGTAAGAAAACCTGATAAGTCGATCTTACGGATCGACTATCGGGTCGAACGCGCGTCGGACTATCTTGAGTTACTTCTCCGGTCGGATGCGCACCATGACAACTCCCATTCCGATCAGGACATGGAGCGCCGACACCTTGAGGAGGCCAAGCGCCGAAACGCCCTGATCCTCGATAATGGCGACCTCCATTGTGCCATGCAGGGCAAATGGGACCGGCGCGCGAGCCGGGACGCCATGAGGCCGGAATACCAGTACGGCAACTACCTCGACCGGCTGGTCGACGAGGCCGTCCGGTTCTACGAGCCGTTCAAGCGCAATTGGTGCATGATGGGGCTCGGGAACCATGAAACGGCGATCCTGAAGCACCATGAGACCAACCTGACCGAGCGCGTCGTCGAAGCCCTGAAGCCGAAGGGCGCCGTCAACCTGCACGCCTGCGGCTACGCCGGATGGGTCAGGATCGTCCTGCACGGCCACAGCGGCTCCAAGACGGGTTCCATATGGCTGTACCGCCATCACGGCTACGGCGGCGGAGGCCCGGTTACCCGCGGAACCATTCAGACAAGCCGGATGGCCGTCTACCTTCCGGACGCCGACCTGGTCTGGACCGGACATACCCATGACCAATGGGTCATGCCTATCGAAAGATACCGGGTTACCGGATACGATAGAACGTATCTGGACAGGCAAACGCACGTCCGGACGCCGGGGTACAAGGAAGAGTTCTCCCAGCAGGACGGCTGGCACATTGAGCGGGGCGGGCCTCCGAAGCCACGCGGAGCCCTTTGGCTGAAGGTGTGGCTCGCGAACAACTCAATCGCTCACTACGAAATCTCGGAGGCCAGGTAATGTCGGCAGCAAACTACAACTTCACCATCGAACAGGGCGTGACGCACGTCAAGGTCATCACCTACGCGGACGCCGACAACAACCCGATCAACATTACGGGATATTCGGCGCGCATGCAGATGCGACCGACCATCGGCAGCGTCGTCAAGTACCTCGACCTGACCAGCTCGCCCGCAGTCGGCATCGCCATCAACGGTCCGCTCGGCCAGATCACGATCACCATCAGCGCCGCGACGAGCTCGACGGTTCCCACCGACGGCGTCTACGACCTTGAGATTGTCGATGGATCCGGCGCCGTCACCCGTCTGCTTCAGGGAACCATCACCGTCTCGCCGGAGGTCACGCGATGAGTCGCCTCACCATCACCGAGATCATCAACACGGTCGGAATCAACACGACCACCACCAACATCACCGTCTCCGACCAGCTTGCTTCGAGCGCCGGAGGCGATCTCAGCGGTAACTTTCCGTCGCCGTCCGTCGTCAAGATCCAAGGGCGCTCGGTGCAGAACCACGCCCCCCTCGACGGCGAGTCGCTCATCTGGGTCAACGCCAACAGCCGATGGGAGCCCGGATTCCCGGCCACCACGGGTCTGTCGTGGACGTGGTACGTCTCGGCGGAAGGCGATGACACGGCTGATGGAAAGAGCCCCTCAACGGCATTCCTGACGCTCGCCAAGGCGCTGACCGTCGTGAATCCCGCAGATACCGTAAAGCTTCGTCGCGGCGACACTTGGACGGAGTCGTTCGTGAACCTCCTTCTCGACGACATCACCATTGAGTCGTACGGCGCGGGAGATCTTCCGACCATCGATTGCTCGGACGATGTTTCGGGTCAGACGTGGACGCTTGTCAGCGGATCCATATACAAGACCGCGACGATCGACTTCTCCGACCTGAACAGCTACCCCGGCAAGATCCATGCCGGCGTCTACGTCGACGGAGTGCAGCTCGTCGAGGCCGCGTCCTCTGCCCTCAACGCGGGCGAGTTCTACGTCGACACCGTCAACGAGGAGGTCTTTGTCCGCCTTGTCGGCGGAGGAAGCCCGGCAGCGGCGAACATCAGGTTCACGACCCGCGCCCTTGGAATCGGGCTGAAGGACCGCTGCACCGTCCGGGGAATCCGGACCATGCGCAACGCGCACGACGACGGCTCGATCCGCCTGAGCCTCAACGCTCTCGTCGAGGACTGTGAGTGCAACGACGGCTCGAAGCACAATCTGTTCGTCGAGAGCGGATACGTCAAGAACACGCTCTGCTATAGCGCCGACAAACGCGGAACCGGCGATGCCAACATGAACTCGGCGACCATGTTCGTCGCGTACTCAAATGATCCGAAGAACTTCCAGGTCGTCTTCGAGAACTGCCGCGCGATCATGCCGGGATACAACTCCGCGTTCAGCGCCACGGGAGGCACGGTTGCCGGCTTCTACTGCCACGGCCAGAACAGCAGCAACTACTACGGCAAGATCGCCTTCAAGGACTGCTACGTCGAGAACATGGATCTCGCGTACTCGGGCGACTGGAAGACCTGCCTTCTGTACCGCGCGAAGTCGGTCGGATCCCTCAAGTTCTGCACCGGAGGATCGACGACCGCCGGATCGGCGACGTACCTGATCGAGTGCATCAGCAACATGATCAACGAGTACTTCGGATTCCCGAGCGGGAAGCAGTCTCGCCCCGTGGAGCTCGTCACGCGTTCCGTCGTCATGCGCGACACGCAGATCGTCAACCGGTCGTCCCAGGACTTCCTCGTCGACAGCATCTCGAACAGCATCACGGTCTACGACATCCAGTACTGCACGTTCCTGCTTGCTCCGAACATCCGTTCGTTCACCGAGGGCATCATCAAGGTTCGGTCGAATCAGACGCTGACGATGTCGAACTGCGCCCTCTTTCAGGACGAGGAGGCTGCGAACCCGGACAGCGACGTGGCTCCGGTCGTCGTCGTCGACACCGGCGCGACCTACACCGGCAGCAACAATCTGTATCACGCCGGATACCGGGCGAACCAGACCGATGCTCGGCGAGTGCGATTCGACTATCTCGGGACGATGTACACGAGCGAGGCGACTCCGAGCGGCAACGGCAGCACTTCGGCCCTTTGGAAGGACGGATCGAACAACACCGGAACATTCGACGGAACCTCCGGAAACGGTCCGGTCCTGCCGCGTTCGACGCGCCTGCCGTGGGATGTCGGAGGCGACGGCGTCGAGTTCGAGCTGCGCGGCATGACGGATGCGCCGATCGTCAATGGGGTGTCTCGGCTCAACTATCCGCGCAAGTCCGGCGTCGCGATCTCCGGCTTCATCTCGTCCGGATCGGATCCGGTCAAGGTGTACGGGTCGGGTCACTACCCCAAGAACCACAAGGCGACTCTGGCGATCTTCGACATCCGACCGTAAGGGGGGGATCGTGGCGAAGCAGCAGAAGGACGACGATGAGATCGGCCCGCTCTATGCGGCAGAGCGGGCTGCTCGTCTTGTCATCGAGGAGACGGGCGCGGACGCCGTCGTCATCCTTTGGACATGCCAGAAGAAGCGGAGCACGCGCTTCTACCGACATCAGTTCGGCAATGCCATGCTGTGCAGCGCGATGGTGACGAAATCCGCCGAGGATCAGGATGCTGCCGAGGCCGAGGAGGATGACGACGAATGACGATTAGCCGGCAATGCTGCTGCGGCGGGAAGACGTGCGAGCGTGACTGCCTGTTCAGCTCGGAGGTCAATTCCGGGTGCTGTCACAATCAGGAGACGCTCGTCCTGTGGTGCGAGAGACCGGGGTACAGCTTCAGTCAGCACTACCGCATCTCTCCTCCGATTCCCGGTGCGACTCCATGCGAGGTCAACTACACGATCTCCGTTCCGACGATGGAGCCGGTGCAGGCGATCTATCGGTTCCACTCCTGTCGATACGTCGCGAGATTCGCAGACGACCCGATCGAGCTGGTCACTCTCCCGGAATATGACTGGGTTGGAGGCGAAGCCTGCAAGGATCCATGCTGCTTCCCTCAATATCAGAACGACGTGTGCTGCCAAACCCAGGTGTTCAATCCGACCTGCTTGTGCAACACTTGGTTCGGACCCGGACTGGGAGGACTTTCTCGTGCGCGTAAGGATGATCTTGCCGCAGACCCGATGACTCAATGGTTCATCGATCTCGTCTGCCATAAGGACGGACAGGCGCTGTCCGGAACCGTCGGCCGATTATACGATGAGTTTCTCTGCATGATCTTCTACGAGCGATGGTGGAAGATCGCCGACACCTGCGCTCCCGCGGTTCGGATCTACGTTCCCGGATGCAACCAAGGGGTGGGGAATCCGCCGCAAAGCGATTGCGGAGGCATTCCTTTCCAAGAGGACGACCTCGTTCCGAAGTGGTGGCACTACGCGTGCAGCGGCGTTCCGCTGTTGATGAGCGATGTCGGTGATGCCGTCAGTCTTGGAATCATCACGGGCGACGAGGTTTCGTCGCTACTCAATTCGATCACGATCAAGCAGCAGCCTGATCAGGACATCCTTCAGAAGCTTGCGGATGCCGGGATCATCAGGGCTCGCGACTGGAGACCGGAGCAGCGTCAGGCATTCTTGGACCTGAACAGCAAGTTTCCGGGAGCCGGATATGGAGCATGCATCGAGGATCTCAATGCGATGGACACGCTTGGTCCGTTCCGAAAGCGGCTGTGCGAGCTGACGGTCGGAGTGGACAACCGTCCCGTGCTGCATAAGGACGACGTGTTCACGGGCATCGCGGGGCTTCAGGCGAACTGCATGATCAACTATCCGGGAAACCCGACGAACCAAGCTGACTACGACTACTGGCGCTCGCGTCAATGGGTCTACTTCCGAGCCGTTCCGGGCGGATGGGCGTGGAGCGGGTGGAACGTCACCGCTGGGTTTCCCGGTCTGACCGAAGAGGAAGCGATCGCGCAGGGATACAACCGGAATCCGGGCATTGGCGGTCCCGAGGTCATCGATGCTCCGCTTCAGGCATTTCGAGGAGATCCGATGCCGCCTGGGTTGTGCTCGTCCGGAAGCGGCGTCTGTCCTCCGCCAACCGTCTTCTGCAACAACTGCATTCAGAATTGCGGCGCCATCTGCGGAACCGCCCCTCTCGCAGGATGCGATCCGCCGGAGGTCTGCCGGAAGTTCAACATCTATCCAGGATGCGAGGGCGTCCGATTCGTTTACTCGCAGTACTACTGGAAAAACACGCTTTCGCAGGATTGCGAGGCGAGTGGCGAATACGTCTGCCTTCGATCGGTCAAGTCGTATCTCGTAGGAGCGGAGAGGACGCGAGATTCGTGGCTCGACGCGATCCCGTATACCTGCCGCAACGAGTCTCCCTCGCTCCCGGCTTTTAACAACTGGCCCGAGGTCGCATATGCGCACCTTGGGCTTGACCCGATGTGCTTGGAGATCACCGAGCCTGCGGATCCGCTCAATCCTCAGTACGACATTTCTGATCTCTGCTGCGGCGGATACTGCATCGAATATCCGCTTGTTCCGTGCGGCGAGGGAGACGCGATCTGTCCGCAGCTCGGCCCCCACAACGATTGTCCGGCAGTTGACGACTGCCCTCCCCACGACACCCCTCAGCAGGAGGCGTGCATCGGTCGGCCGATCGATTGCACCGAGATATGAACTACATCCCGGTCGGACGAACAACATCGGCTAAGGACATGAAGCCGAGCGTGCCACAACTTCCCGTCGTGAAGGACGAGCCTCCGATGGAGCGGAACGTCACGCCTGCGAACGTGAAGAAGTACCTGAATGCCGAGGCGAGCCTGCATCTGTACGGCCCGGTTCCGCAGGAAGTCTTCGAGGAGCGCAAGGCTCAATGCATCGCATGCCCGAAGCGCATGGTTACCGACAAGATCCCGGATGAGATCGGGTTCTGCGCGAGCTGCGGCTGCGGCATCTCGCAGCGCGCTCGTCTCACGGTCAAGCTGACAATGCCGGCGTCGACCTGCCCGCTCGGAAAGTGGGGCGAGGCAGACGGACGGCATCCGGGCTTCATCGACAGAATCAAGGCGACCATCGCAAAATGGGTGCTCCGCTGAATCGCAACAAAATTTGCGATCGGAGCGCTTGACAACCATCTAACACGAATCTACAGTTCCCGCGAGCCACCAGAACCGCCCGGAACACCCTTCCTCCCTGCCGCACGTTTCGCTCACGCGAGGTGGCTCCCCGCATCGGTTCATGGCGTGCGGCAGGGGGGATTTCCGAGGTCATCATGGAAGTGAAGATCGTCAGGGGAATGCCGGCCGCGGAGTATCACGCGGTGCGCGCAGCATCGTCGACTCGGCTGAAGGAGATTCTCCGCAGCCCGGCGCATCTCAAGTGGATGGACGAGAACGGGAAGACGGCGGATTCGCTTGCGCTCGGCGAGGCGTTCCACATGGCTACGCTGGAGCCTGAGAAGTTCTTCGAGCAGTTCATCGTCATGCCGAAGTACGACCGCCGGACGAAGGACGGTCGCGCCGCGTTCGACATGTTCCGCGACGCCAACGCCGACAAGAAGGTGATCGATCAGGACGACTACAACTCCGTCTGCTCGATGCGCGACGCCATCATGGACCATCCCGCCGCCCACGACCTGCTCTCGATGCGGTCCGAGACCGAGCTCTCGCTGTTCTGGACCAACATGCTCGGACAGCCGTCCAAGGCTCGGATCGACGCGTACAGCGACCTAAGCCGGTGCGTGGTCGATCTGAAGAGCACGGTGTCTGCGGATCCCGGAGAGTTCGCTCGATCGGCCTTCAAGTACGGCTACCACCTTCAGGCGGCGTGGTATCTCGATGCCGCTCGCATGGCGGGGCTCAAGACCGATTCAATCGTCTTTGTCGCCGTCGAGAAGACGCCGCCGTTCGGCGTCGCGTGCTACAGGTTCGACGAGGATTCCATCGATGCCGGCCGCGTCTCCTACATGCGGGCTATTGCGATCCTCCATGCGTGCGAGAGTTCGCGCGAGTGGCCGGGCTATTCGCCGATGATCGAGACCATCCGTTTCCCGAAGTGGCGCACCCCTGAAAGAGAGGAAGTCCTGTGAGCAACCTGGCACGAATCAATCTCGACGATGGAAAGATCGGTCTGATCTCCCGGACCATCGCGAAGGGCAGCAGCCCTGATGAACTAGAGCTCTTCATTGCGATCTGCCGTCGCACCGGGCTCGACCCGTTCGCCCGACAGATCTACGCGATCCGTCGGTGGGACGGCCGCGAGCGACGCGAGGTCATGCAGACGCAGGTGTCGATTGACGGCGCACGCCTTGTTGCGCAGCGCAGCGGCGAGTACGCCGGTCAGGACGGCCCGTACTGGTGCGGTGAGGACGGCGTGTGGCGCGACGTTTGGCTGTCGAAGGTTCCTCCGACCGCGGCTCGCGTAGGCGTGTCCCGGAAGGGCTTCGTCGCGCCTCTGTATGCGGTGGCGCTCTGGTCTGAATACTGCCAGCGGAACAAGGAAGGTCAGCCGACCGGACAATGGCCGCGCATGCCTGCGCTCATGCTCGCCAAGTGCGCCGAGATGCTCGCCTTGCGCAAGGCATTCCCAGCCGAGCTGTCCGGGCTGTACAGCGCCGAGGAGATGAGCCACGCCGACGAGGCTCCGGCATTCTCCCCATCCGTCCTGAAGGCCGCGCATTCGGCCGAGGATGCCCGCCAAGACGATGGGCATGACGATGCGCCCGAGGAGGCCCAGGACGAGGCCGCGACTCCTGCGGCATCCCAGGCGCCCGCAATGATGGCTCCGGCCGACATCCGGGCGATGTTGAAGGCTCTTTCGTCCAAGGGGCTGACTCTCGACGACCTGCGTTCGGCAATGGCGAAGGCCGGGTTGTCCGGAGGCGAGAACCCCGACGGGTGGCCGGCCGAGTGGGCTGCTCGCATCAAGTCGTGGATCAAGTCTCAGAAGAGCCGAAATTCCGAAACGAGTGCCTGACTCCGACGGGGGCGGTGAGGTAGGTGGATGCCTCATCGCCCCCGGTTCCTTGCACTCAATAAAGAGATAGAAGGGCATTTCGGAAACAGCATGAAACAAGCCGATTCCGAGGTCATGGTGTAGCGGCTACGCTACATCGAGTAGCGGGTACGCTACAGGTGGACGTTATGCAGCGCAGGATCGCGCAAATCGACCAAAGCACCGGCGAGGTTCTCGAAGGCGTCGTCGCGTTCGTTTCGTCGAAGCGGCGGAACGGCTTTGGCAAGGAGTGGTTTGCGATGGGCATGAATGCGGCAATGGAATTCGCTGTCCGGAAGTTCTCCGAGTCGGACTACCGAGTCCTGTGGGCGCTGCTTGCCAGGTTGGATTTCGAAAACCACGTCGCCATCGGACAGACGGAGCTCGCGACGCTTCTGAGCATGCATCGCGTGACGGTCAATCGAAGCATCCGAAATCTCGTTCGGGAAGGCGTGCTTCTCGAAGCAGGAACCCGTCCGAACGGGTATCGTCTCAATCCGAACTTCGCATGGCGAGGATCCGGTCGATCGCACCGGGACGCTCTGAGCCATCTGAAGCTCGTCAAATGAACCTTTCCCCTGATGGCCCTGTCTGCCTCGCGGCAGATGGGGCTTTTCCTATGAGCGAAACACAGATCACCACCGCGGAAATCAGCAGGCTCGAACACCTCGAACGTGTCATCGAGAACGGGATGCGCTCGTTTCTTGAGGTCGGCTCGGCCCTCGCCGAGATCCAGCAGAGCCGTCTCTACCGTGCGCAGCACCTGACGTTCGAGTCGTACTGCCAGGAGAGATGGGAATTCACCGCATCCCGCGGCCGGCAGCTCATCGCTGCGGTAGGCGCGATCGCGTCCCTGCCAGACGACCTTCCCAAGCCGGTCAACGCGGCGCAGGCCCAAGCGCTTGCCAAGGTCGCGGAGGACGAGCGAGCGGACGTGTGGCGCGAGGCAATCGAGGACGCCGAGGTCGACGGTCGCACCGTGACGGCGGCTGATGTCGAAGGCGCTTCGCGTCGTCGGGCCTCGTCGAAATCCGAGTCGCTCGGTCAGTCTAACATCGATGCGGTCAATCCCGTGTTCGACGAGCTGCTCGCGACCATACGGAAGGCCACATCCCTTGCGGACGATCTGTCGAAGTCGAGCGCGTCCGCATGGCTGCTGACTTCAGGAGCAACTCTGCTGAAGCATCTGCGCGACGCGAAGGATCATGTGATGGCTGCTCGGCCCGCCGCGGCATGCCCGGAATGCGGAGGACATGGATGTCGCAAGTGCCTCGACACGGGATGGGTGAACAAGGCCCGTTTGCAGACCCTGAAGAAGTGATGACCACGAACACCCTGACCGTCCTTGCAGTCGTGAACCGCGTGTTCCCGCAGCCGATGTCCGAGCAGCAGGCGAGCATGCGGCGTGAGATCGTCATCGGGTTGTGCCGCGACAGGTTTACGAGCAGCTGGGATCACTTGGCGCGCCTGACCTGCGAGACGCCTGAAAGCGTTCGAGACCTCTGGCTGTCATGGAACAGACGGCCGGCGAAGTTCCGCCAGGAGTGGCAGAACCTGTTCAAGTAGGAGCCATCATGCAGTTGAGGCCATATCAGAGGGAATGCGTGTCTCGGATCTGCGAGAAGCTCAGGGAGGGACGTAGCACGGTCGCGGTGCTCGCGACCGGACTTGGCAAGACAGTCGTGTTCTCCGATGTCATTCGTCTCGGATTGCAGCGCGAGGGTCGGCGAGCGATCGTCTTGGCGCATCGCGAGGAGCTGATCATGCAGGCGGTCGAGAAGATCCGTGAGGTCACCGGGCTTGAGCCGGCGATCGAGATGGGCGACTACAGGTCCATCGAGGACGGGGTCTACGGTCGGTCGTCCGTCGTCGTATCGTCCATACAGACGCAGACTGCTCGCAGCGGCGACGGCCGTCGCATGGAGCGATTCGACAACACGCACCCTTGGATCGTCGTCGTCGACGAGTGCCACCATGCGGTCAGCAAGTCTTACAAGGACGTGATCGCGCACTACATGTCGCATCCGGAAAGCAAGCTGCTTGGCGTGACTGCGACTCCCGACAGGCTCGACAAGAAGGCGCTTGGTCAGGTGTTCGACACGGTCGCGTACCAGTTTGATGTATCCGATGGGATACAGCAGGGCTGGCTCGTCCCGGTCAGGCAGCGGTTCGTGCAATGCGAGAGGCTTGATTTCTCCGCTGCCCGCAAGAGCGGCGGAGACTTCCAGTTGAACGACCTTGAGGAGGCGCTTGAGAAGAGCCTGCTTGAGATGGTCTCTCCGATGGTCGAGATCGTCGGAGACAAGCGCACGCTGATATTCGCCGCGACGGTGAAGCATGCCGAGCGCATCGCCGAGCAGCTCAACCGTCCTGGCATGAAGACGGGCGCGGCGGCGATCGTGCATGGAGGGACGCCGCGTGACATCCGCCGGCAACTGTTCCGCGAGTACGCCGAGGGCAAGCTCCAGTATCTTGTCAACGTCGCGGTCGCGACAGAGGGATGGGATGATCCCGCCCTCGACGGACGTGGCGTTCAGGTGATCGCCATGATGCGTCCCACGCAGAGCCGAGCCCTGTATGTGCAGATGCTCGGTCGAGGCACGCGCACGCTTCCGGGCGTCATCGCAGGTAAGGAAGATCCCGAGGACCGCGCGCGGGCGATTGCCGAGAGCGCGAAGCCAAGCATCCTTGTGTTGGACTTCCTGGGAAATTCAGGTCGCCACACTCTTGTGCATGCCGGCGACGTGCTGGGCGGAAGCATGGATGACGCCACGTCCAAGCGTTATCACCGGGAATCGAAGAAGAAGGGCGTCGCGGAGGAAATCGACGTTCTTGAGATGATCAGTCACGCGGAACGCGAGCAGAGGAGGGCCGAGGAGGCGAAGCGTCGGCTGCATATCGTCGGCCGCGCCACGTTCAGGACGCAGGACATCGATCCGTTCGAGGCGCTCGGGATCGTGCCAAGAACCGTTCCTTGGTGGCAGCGCAGGATTCCTGCGACGGATCGACAGAGGGCGATGCTTGAGAAGGCAGGAATTCCGACGCGCGATCTCGACACCGGACGGGCAAGTCAACTCATAGATCACCTGATGTCGAAGCCAAGCGAGAAGCAATCTTGGGTGCTCCGTCGCGCCGGCATCGATGCATCGTCCGTGGATCGAAAGAAGGCGAGCGAGCTGATCACGATGATCAAGGGCGGAAGGGTCGATGAAGCCCGAAATATCGCCGCTCAAGCCGCAAATCCTGTTTGACACCATCAAACAAAGCCGATATGCTTTCCATGTGAACGAGTCGCGGGAGCGAGGAGTTCACATGCATGAGAAGCCGGGCATATGGGACCGATATCGGATCAGTCTTCGCACCGCAGAGTTTGCGTTTCGCAAGCTTGGTCGGAATTCGATCGACGGGAAGGAAACCCACGACATCGCGATGCACTCCCTCTTCTCTCCCGCGTGGAGCGTCCATCGCGTCAGGCTCGACGTAATCGACGCCTACCGGAAGGAAAGAGGAAGGCGAGCGCGAACCGGAGAACCGCTCCGGCGCAAGTTCCAGCAGATCCCATCCGACCTCGCCACCCGCGATCCGCCTCATCATCCGGACGACTGGATGAATGCATGGACCATGACGGAAGCCGAAAAGCGCGTGGCCGTTCTGATCGCCGCAGGATTCACCAAGACGGAAACCGCTAAATGGCTTGGAATCACACAGACTGCTGTCTGGGACGCGCTCAGACGCATCGGCCAGAGGAAAGAGAACTGCAAAGGAGAACGGCAATGATTCAGAGCAACAGGATTGACGGCGAGCTGAAGATCGGTCTCGATATCTCGGATCTCGACATCGACAAGCCGGCGATGGAGCTCGTGGCGGGCGTGTATGGACACTCTCTCGGAGAGGACGACGAGCCGAGCGTCACGCTCTTCACGCGTGCTCCTGGAGACGACGACGGCTGCGAATCGCTGTGGATCATTTCGGTCCGCAAGCTGCGCGCCCTCTGCGACATGGCCGAGTCGCAGCATCGTCTCGGCGTCCTTCAGCTCGAAGATGGAGGTGACGAGTGAACAAGTACCCGTCTTCCGTCATCGAGTTCCACGTTGGTGAGATCGAGATGTGCGATCGAAGGCTCGTCGACCTGGCGATCAAGGGCAAGAAGATCAGGAAGGACGACGCTGAACTGAGCGCACGCGTCTGGTACGAGTTCGACGACATGCCGAACTACGTCGACCTTGACCTGCGGGTGCGCACGCCTTCCGAGTACATCGAACTTGCCACGATCCGAATGTCGCTTGAAGAACTTGAGGCAATCGTCGCCGTGATGCGGAATCGCGTCGAGTCGCTGAAGGTGCAGCCATGATGATCGCCTGGATCATGGCCGGCGCCGCGATGGTGTTCGCCGGCATCGCGTGTCTCTCGGTGTTCTGGTTCGACCACGAGGAGGTGAAGCGTGATGACCGATGACATCGTGGCGCGGCTGCGGTTGACTCCAGTTTTGATTCGAGCGGATGAGCTAGGACAAAGCAGGATCGACTATGAGGCTTGCAAGAAGTTCGTGAATCAGGAAGGCGTGAAACTCATGCGCGAAGCCGCCGACGAGATCGAGCGGATGCGGAGCGATGTCAAGGGTGTCAAGGGGCTGCACGAAGTTGTCGAGGCTTGGCGTCTCTATGCAGTCAAGGCCGAACGAGATATCCGTGAGCTCCGCAATGCCTTGCACGCGGCGATGATTCGCAATCCGCGCGCGATTTCTCCGGAGCAAAGGAAGAAAGACATGTTTGCAGCGCGCACCACCGCAGCGACCTTCGAGCATCACTCCAATCCTTGGATCAAGACGCTTCAGAATGCGATCGACGAGGCAGACCGCATTCGCGCCGAGCGCGACGAGGCTCGCCGAACCGTCTGCCATCTGACCGCCGAGCGCGACTCGGAGGAGAGCAAGATGGCCGTGTCCGCGGAGAGCATCGCGGACGAGTTCAAGTGGGAATGCTTCAAGGTCGAAGAGGAGGAGGAGGAGTGAATCCCTACCTGATCGAGCAGCCCTGGGTGATTGGACAGACACCATGAATAAAAGAGAACTGATCAGCCAGGTGGATGAGTCGGCTTTGTTCATTGACGGGCAGGATGACGCGATCGTCGGTATCGGAGAGCGTTGTGGTCAGCCGACAATGGTGGTGTACGACAGGAATTTGCTTCATGCCGGATTTGTGGCGCAAGGCATGACAGAGGAAGAGGCAAGTGAATGGATCGACTACAACATCGCCGGCGCGTGGATTGGCCCGAACACGCCCTTGCTCCTGACGAAGCTGGAGGACATGTGAGCGAATTCGCCGCCGACTCCATCGTCTACATGCGCGCGCGCGTCGCGTCGAACATCAACGAGACCACGCTCGGCAGGGAGTGCGCCGTGATCGAACCCGTCGACAAGTCGGGGAAGGTCATCGAGGGCGCCTGGCCCTATACCGTTCCGGTGGAATGGTTGATTCCGATCTCCGAGATGCGCCGCATCGCAGGGAGGAAGGACTGATGTTCAGCCTGACGGACCGAGCGACGGGTGAGGTCGTCTTCGACGGCATCCGGGTCAGCCGGCGGACGAAGTGCCCTATCTGCGAGCATGACAGCTGGTGTCTGATCGACATCGCGCGAGGAGTCGCCATCTGTCAGCGCATCGAGAGCGACCGCAAGATCGGAGATGCGGGTTGGATGCATCGTGGGGAGAATGTTCCTCGCTCGACTGCCGTGGAACATAGGGATCAGGACATCCCCGAGATGATCTCCGCGGGTCAGATGCAGGCGCGTTTCCTTCGGCAGGGATCGCCTCGCCTTGGGCTGCTCGCGCTGTCTCTCGGTCTTTCTAGGGAGTCTCTTGAGCGTCTCGGCACGGGGTGGAACGGAAGCGCGTGGACGTTCCCGATGCGGAACCATCGCGAGGAGATCGTGGGGTTCCGGACCCGTCTTGAGAGCGGTCAGAAGCTTGCCATCAAGGGAAGCCGTAGCGGCATGTTCATTCCGGAGCGCCGCACGAAGGATGAGGTTTGGATCGTCGAGGGTCCGACGGATGTCGCCGCGATGATGGACATGGGCATGAACGCCATTGGCAGGCCGTCCTGCCGCGGACAGGAAAAGGAGATCGTTCGATGGATTCGCGGAACGAGGACGGCGGTCGTGGTCGCCGACAACGATGGACCCGGTCTTGGCGGCGCCGACGCCCTGGTTCGGATGCTGCATGGGTCGGTGAGCAGCGTGGCGATGATCCTGCCCCCGTGGGGGATGAAGGACGCGAGGGAGGTGGCGAATCACGGTGGGACGAGGTCCGATTGGCTGGCACAGCTCACGGCTTCAAGCGAGCGGAGGAGTACGAATGGCCGGCAAGCGTGAAACTGACGGGCATGGAGACGCCTCGCGACCTGGAGTATCTCCACTACATCGCGACGGCCGGTCAGATCGACGAGGTGATCGCGAGACGCCGGTTCGGAAAGACGTGCGCTCCGGCGATGTGGGCGCTGATCCATCTCGGGCATCCGATCGTCGAGACGAACGACCGGGGGGGCAGGCGATGGATGTGGCTGGCCGCGATCGAGTGAATCTGTTCCTGCCTCAGCACGGCTCTGACCTGACGATCTACAAGCGGATGCTCCGTGCCGGCGCGATCCGGCCCTACGAGATGCCCGAGGGCATCGAGCGTCTCGCCGAGCATCTGATGAAGATGCTTGAGGTCGCGCAGGCTTCAGGGAGGAACCGCGACGCGATCAAATGCATCGAGATCCTCCGGATGCTCCAGGCCGACAACCGCGCGATGGCTCTTGAGCTCGACAAGATCGAGCGACTCGACGCCGGCAAGCCGACGACCATCAGCGGGCAGGTCGCTCCCGAGGTTCAGGACCGGATCAGGCGGATCGTCTCGACGCAGCGTGCCCGGTCGATTCCGGCGCAGGAGGAATCCAATGACGGATCGAGGAAGGATGATGCTCCGGGCCTACATGCTCGCGCAGCAGGCGCTCGACACGAACAGCATGCTGAAGCCGGCGGTGGTACGGCATCTGATGGACGAGATCATCAGGCAGCGCCGGATCATCGAGGCGCAGGAGCGCCGAATACGGAGACTGGAGAGGGAAGATGAACGAGTACAGGTTCACGGCGAACGCGATCCCCAAGGGACAGCCGAGGGCTCGGGCGACGATGTTCGGCAACAGGGCTCGGATGTGGACTCCGAGCACGGCTGATGTGTTCAAGGCCGCGGTCGGCATTGCGGCTCGGGAGTGCGTCCCCCCGGAGATCACTCCCATCAGGGGAGCGATCGAGCTGCATTGGATCGCCTACCTGCCCCGTCCTCAGAGGCTGTGCCGGCGAGGATCGGACGCGGGTCCGGTCGTCTGCCTTGCAAAGCCCGACCGTGACAACATCGACAAGGCGATCTGCGATGCGTTGCAGGACGCCGGGGTGATCGCCGACGACCGGACGATCTACCTGGGATCGCAGGCCAAGTACTACGCGGAGATCGACGGCGCCCCGCGCGCCGAGATCTGCATCCGCTGCACGAATACGGAGGACTGATGGCTGTTCGCTTCACAGAGGTTCTGAGGCAGGTTCTGCATCGATACTCGCGCCCGGACGCGGTCGACATCACGCAGTCGGACATCGCCGAGGAGTTCGGCAGGAACCGCGCGACGATCCATTCGCATTGCAGCCGCCTCGTCGAGCTCGGGTATCTCCGCCGACATCGGCAGGGGCAGTACGAGATCACGGCCGACGGCAGGTCCGCGCTCGACCGTCGGCAGACATCAGCCGCCCGCGTCATCCGCTGCCCCAGCTGCAACCACAGGTTCGTGTTCTAGGACGATCCTGCGCACGGTCATCGGCGACAGGCGCGAGCATCCCCGGCCGCGGATGCCTTCGGCTGCGAGAGCCTGGGCGATCCTGCGGAACCCGAGGCCGTCGGCATGGAGCTGCCGGGCCCGCGCGATAGCGGCCTGTTCGTGCGGGTCGGCGATCAGAATCTTGCGTTCCCTGCCGCCGGAAACCTCCGTACAGGCGATCCTGAATCCGAAGGGCACGGCGCCCCCGGTCTTCTCTCCGCGGCCGCGCTTGGCCTCTAGCGCCTTCTGTGTGCGCTCCCGGATCAGCTCCCGCTCGTACTCGGCGAGCAGTTTCATCATGCCCCGCATGAGGAACGCCGCCGCGCCGGCGCCTTCGGTTCCCTCGCCCGCGACGGAAACGAGTTTCGCCTTGCGAATACGGAGAGCGGCGTCGGCGTCGAGAAACACCTGGCCCTCGCGGCCGAGCCGATCCATCTTCGCGACGACGAGAACGTCGCCGCGCTGTAGCCAATCCAAGGCCGCGCAGAGACCTGGGCGGTCCTCGACCGGCGTAGCGCCCGAGACGCCCTCATCGGCGAACACGGCGACGCATTCAGCGCCGAGCTCCGTCGCCTTCCGCTCGCATGCGGAGCGCTGCGCCGCGAGCCCCAGCCCGCTCTGCGCCTGTTCGTCTGTAGAGACCCTAATGTAGATTGCCGCCCTCACTTATCGGACTCCTTTGACGGAATCATCCGCCCTAGAACATCGACCCGGTCGATCGACCGATACACCGGGTACGTCACTTGGTCGTTGACCCAGTCGCGCCATCCGATCCCGCATCCGGAGCTCTGCGCGATGCCGATGGCAACGCGGCCGAGATCGTCTTCGTAGAGCGCGTAGATCGCTCGGCCCGAGTCGGCCGGAATCTTCATGGCTCGGGCGAGCTGACCGGCGGTGAGAACGCGCTTGCCGACCTGGAACCGAAGGTTCGGATCGATCAGCATGAACGACTCGCGCAGCGTGATCCCGCTCATGGTTCCTCCCGTCCAATACGGATGGGCTTGCGAGCGCGCGCTTCGTCGGCTTCGAGGATTTCGAGAACAGCCACATACAGGCTGGAACCGATCTGTTCCTGCAATCCCCCGCCCCAATGGTTGATGGCGGCTCGGCACGCGAACCCGTTGGATTCGACCTGGGCGGCGAGCCAGTTCCATGTGCGCCCGAGACGACGCAGCCTCGCCTCTACATCGCCGCGAATACGGTCGTTGTAGCGTGCGAGGTTCGGGCGTCGGGTCGGGCTCGTCTTCGTCTTCGGCATGGTGTTTCCTCTCAGGCGCATCGGGTGCAGAAACGGAACGGACCTTCGTCGGGCCCGCCGCACAATGTGGTTTCGGATTCGGGAACATGGCGATGGCATCCGTCGCACTCGCACTCGCCTTCCCGCGGGGGCAGCTTGACGATCGTATGTGAATCCCGAATCTTCAGGGTCCGGGCGACGCGCTCGGCATCGGCGCGATGATCGAACCGCGCGGCTTCGTCGGCGATGATGGTCATCGACCGGATGCGCCACTCGGGAATGAATGGCGCGTGCGGCTCCGAAGCGCTCCGGAGCTGATAGACGCCCTGCACGAACATTGCCGGGCAACCTGGGGCATTGATCTTGATCGCGTACATGTGTGGCTCCTTTGTGGTTCAACCAATGACCGAGCTTCGCGCATCGCGATTCGCAGCCGCCTTTTCGACCGGCATCGGAACGCGAAGGTTCTCGCAGGTCTTCCGCATATCCGAATACGCCTCGTCAAGAACGAACCGGATTTCATCCGCCGAATACGGAAGCGTGACGGTGATTCGGGCCAGGAACTCGGAATCCGCCTTGCGAATCTGATCTTCCAGGTAGTTAAGCGTGCGGGAGAGAACCGGAGTTTCGTCGGGGAATGCCCGTGCATTCAGGCACGGGCCGTAGGATCGAAGGGCTCCGATGAGAGCTCGGACAGACGGGATGTACAGACTTGAAAGTTTCGTTGTCATGTGTGTGGCTCCTTTGTGGTTCAACCGGCGACGGCTTCGTCCTCGCACGCTTCGGCGATGCCGCTGCTGAAACTGTCGGCGACTTCCTCTAGCGTCCGCTCGCCGAAGATTCGGACGGCATCGGTCGGAATGTGGAGGCGCCAGCCGGTGACGACGCCGCCGTCGGTGATCGCGACTTCGGCGACGCTCGCGTAGACCATCAATGGATGGCTCGGGAATGCCGACGGCGTATATGCGAGACGGGTAACGAACACGGTCGATCCCTCGGGAATGACAAGCTTGCCGTAGACGAGGTTGTCATTGTCGACGATGTTTCGGGAAACGGTTCCGATGGCGACGGTGCGGGTCGGTTCAAAGGCGGTCATGTGTGGCTCCGAATACGGTCCGTATTGCTTTGGGCGACGGTCGCCCGCACCGCGCCCGGTCGCATCGGGCGCGTAGCGGAGGATCGGCGGTCAGTCTCGGGCGCGATAGAAAACCTCGTTATGCCAGCTGCGAATCTCGCGCGCGTCCGCGGTCAGAATCCAGTCGATATGCTCGGCGACCGTCTCGGTATGCGGGTCCATATCCACGATCTCATGTGCGAACGGCTCCAACCCGATGGATTCCAGCCGGTCGATCGCGCGGCGTCTCAGGGTCGAATTCACGCAACACCCCCTTCCGGGCAGGTGATCCACATGTTCGCGATCGATTCCGCCGCGGCGAGCTCGCGCTCGCATCGCGTGATTTCGTAGCCGTACATTGCGTCGCGCCCGGCCTCGGCCGAGCCGGGAATCCGGAACGCCTTGACGGGAACCGCGCGACCGTGAATCACGTCGGCGCCGGTGCGGCATTCCCGGCGAAACTTCGCGCGGACGCGCCGGAGATCGGCGACGCGCGTGCGCCAGTAGTCGCGGGTCGCGACGGCGTCCGCCGTCGTCGCCAGGCGCTTCAGGTCGTCGGGAGCGGAGAGGGACGCGCGGACGTCTCGCGCCATCATGCCGACGAGAATCACCACATGCTCGCCAGCGATGCGCATCGTAACTTCGATTCCACCGGCTCCGTTGACTCGGAATCCGCAGCGGATCGCGCGATCCTGAGCGGCGTAGCTCCCGAACTCGGTCGCCTCGGAACGCGCGTGATCCCGGATCATGCGCTCGGCGCGACGGATCAGCGTATCGCCGACGCCGCCGGGCGTGCTCCAAATCTCATCGGAGATGATGAGGAAATTCGGCGCGATGGCGCCGGTCTCGGCGAATTCCGGGAAGCGGTTCGCGATGTACTGCGCGGTCGCATCTTCGTCAATGCTCCCGATCTCGCGCAGGCAGACGATCGATTCCATGTGTGGCTCCTATTCTGCGGCCGAGCCGCGTTAGTGGAAAGATAGCACTACCATCGGCGCGATGCAACCCGGAGTCTAAATTTTTCTAGACGCCCATCGAATACGGTCCGTATTCGCGTATATGCGCGGGCGCAGCGCGCGCGATCGCGCGGGAATGCATGCGGCCGGACGATGCGAGCCGACTGCGGAGCCAAGTCGCTACCGGCGCCGATGCGACGGACGCGCGCCGATGGATCGAAGCTGCGACACATGCGAACATGTGTAGCAGCATCCCGGATGCGCGCGGATGCACGCGCGAAGCGACGCGATCGCAACGGGCGGACCGGCCTGGCGACGGCGGTCGACCCTAACAGATCCCGACCCTAACAAACCCCGACCCTAACGGACACCAAAAATTTCCAGCGCTCCAGCGCCCGCAATCCGGTCCGGCCGAGCCGAACGGCGACGCCCAAAAAACTCGGAAAACTTCGCGAAAAACTGCGCAGCGGCGCCGCATCGCGCCGATGATATAGTACAATCGTACCGCGGCGCTACGCCGCAGAATGGAGCCTACACAATGAATCGCCGTACCTTTACCCGTGCGCAGGCCGACCGCGAACTTGCCGCCGTCGGAGCCTTCCTCATCATCGTCCCGATCCTCTTCGGCATCGCCGCCGCCATCATCGGATGAATGGAGCTAATGCAATGACGAACCCGACCCCCGCCGCAATTCTCGCGCGACTCTCCGAGTCGGAGTATCCGTCCGCGCGCCGCGCCGCGCGGACGTTCCGAACTGTGATTCGCGCGACTAAGACCGGCGACCGGCGAGCGCTCAACCGCGCGATTGATCGCCTCGACCGCGCCGGGCACGGCACGGGCGCGATTCCGCCCGACGCCATCAACACGCTTGATGCGTTGACTTGGGCGCAAGAATACGCCCACGGTTGGCGCGCGGATTCTGTCATCGTCTTCTTTCGGCCGCGCGCCTAGCGGAAACTTTTTCCCCCCAGCCCCCAACCCAAAAGGGAAACCATGAACATCGCACTACCTCAGATTCACCCCGCCGCGCGCGCAGCGCTCGCGCTTCCCCCGTTCGAGACTCCGGAATGGCGCGCCGACTTCGGACGCGGCATCCGGCTCGCGCTCGGCGCGGCCGGCGCGCGCCCTGGATACCTCGCGCTCGCGATCGATCGCATGCGCGATGCCCTCGAGGGTACGGACCTTTACGAAGTTTCGGCGCCGGGCGCGAGCGGAAATACGAAGCTTGCGAAAAATGCCGCCGTTACGCTCGCATTCACCGGCGCGAGCGGCGCCGATTCGGGCACGTTCAACCCCTGCCCGGCGCTCGGGGCGTGTGCGAGTTTTTGCGTGCTCGGCGCCACCTGCGGGCGCGCGCGAATGGCGCCCGATGCCATCATCGGCGCCCGTCGTCGTCGCCTTATCGCGATGCGCGCGCATCCCGTCGCTGCGGGCGCCATGCTCGCGAGCCGCGCGGCCGCGGCTCGGCGACTCGCGAACGCGCTCGGCATCCGATGCATCGCGCGGATGAATGTCGGAACCGATATCGGATTCGAGTCGATCCCGGAACTTACCGACATGCTCGGCCGCTTCGCGATCGACGCTTACGCGTACACTAAGCGCCCGGCCGCGGTCCGCTCGGCGATGCGCGGCGCCGGATACGCGGGAGCCACTCGCATCGTTTACAGTTATTCCGAACGGGCTTCCGACTCGCTCGCGTCGCAGTATCTCCGCGCGGGCGGAAACGTCGCCGTCGTCGTCGGCGGGCTCGGCCGCACCGACCCGGCCGAGAGTTTCGATACCTTCGAAATCGCGGGCGAGCGCTTCCCGATCGTCTCGGGCGACGCGACGGACGATCGGACGACCGACGCGCCGGGTAGCGTCGTCGCCCTGCGCGGCAAAGGGCCG